AACGGCTTGAGGCGAGCCTGTCGTCTGGCGGGCTCAGCGAGACGCTCGGCTACGCGCACGGCGAGTTTGTCGCGGCCGGCGAGTTCCGCAACGGCGCGAAGATCATCTTCGACGGCTGCGGCTACGCGGCGAACACGGTCAACGCCGACGCCTTTTTCGAGTTCGTGCTTGAGCCGAACCCGACCGTGGCCGGCGCTCCGGTCTACACCGGCGCGAACCGAATGCGAATGCTGACCGGCGAACTCGGGCAGACGTGGACGGGCAATCGCGCGTTCCGCTACCGAATCGAGCTCTACAACCTCGGGCCCGACTCCTACGAATACTGGGGCGAGTTCCTCGTTGCGAGCGGCGCGGGACAAACCGGCATTCGCCGCGAGGCGGGCGGCCGCGTGACGGGCGGTCACAACTGGATGGCGAACGACACGAACCTGCAAATGCGCTGGCGCGTGGACCGCATCGCCAACCTCGACACCTACGACGCGACGTATCAAGGACTGACGACGCTGCGTCTTGCGATTGAGAACTACGGCGTCAGCGCGGAGGGCTTCTAGTGCCGGACTACACAACGCTCGACCGAACGACCGCGGCCTATTCGGGTCGCTGGGGCAAGCGCGGGAAGTTCCAGCGCGTCCGCATCTGGCCGCCCACCAACCCGGTCGGAGGCGGCAACGTCAGCGGCTACCTCGCCCCGCCGTGGCGCGTGGTGTTCTTCAAGCACGGCGGCGGGAAGATGAACCCCGACGACCTCGACCTCGGCTCCAACTCAACCGCGCTCTACCTCGCGAATACGCTGGGCTGCGCGGTCATCAGCTACGACACGACGCCCGGCGGCTTCTATGAGCCCGGCGCGGTCGAGCCTGAGGCGAAATACTGGCCCGAGACGCACGAGGAAGACGCGGCGTTTATTGCGTGGATTCGCAGCCGGGCGACCGACACGGCGCTCTTTGGCGCGGGCGGCTCGATCTCCACGCTGCCGGGTAAGTCCTTGCACTGGGGCCTGTCTAGCGGCGGCTGGGATGTTGTGAAAACGCAGCTGGCGCGCGACGGCGAGTTCGAGTACGCCAGCGGGGCGATTCAGCGCGGCGAGGCTCGCTTCGCGCGGAAGTTTGACCACCGCTGCAACTTCGTGCTGGTCAATCAGCACCAGTCGATCTTGTCGAGCTTTTGCAAGTCGAAGGTCGCGGCCACTGACCCGGTCGACAGCTACACAGTGAACGGCGCGCACAGCATCGGCGCTACGTCGGTCTCGATCACCGGCGGAACCGGCGCGTGGGTCAAGGGAAACCGCCTGACGATCACCGGCGATTCGCAGCAGTACGCGGTCCGCACGGACAAGGCTAGCGGCGCGGGCTCGCTCGACATCTTCCCGGCGCTGCGCGTGACGCTCTCCGGCGGCGAGACGATCGAGCGCGTCGAAACGGGCATGGATAAGTACGGCGACCACGCATGGTGTGGCGGCTACTTCTTCCGCTCCGGCGACTACATCTGGCAGGCCGACACGGTTAGCGGCGCGAGCGGTGCTGAATTCCCGTGGGAGACGAAGCGCCAAGCGGACGCTGACCTGCAAATCACGTCGGACAACCCGCGCGTCAAAGAAGTGGCGTGGATGTTCATTGGCGCGAGCGTCGGCGCTGGCACCGATGACCCGCTGTTCACGTCGGCGCTGACCGGCGAAACGAGCTTCCGCCAGATCCTCCCGGCCCCGTACGGGCTCGCGACCGAGGGCACGATCCACCCCGGCTTCATCAACCTCCACGAAGAGGCGCAGGCGTTCGCGATGGGCTACGCGCTGGACGCCGCGGGCAATACGTCGAACGTCGCGGTGTATCAGGGCAACTCGACCTCGAACACGACGGTAGCGGCGACGAACTGGAACAAGGGGCGAAACGCTGACTTCTCGTCGGCCGTCCTTGGAGCCTTCCTCACCTCGCGGGGATTCTGATTCATGGCAGACGCTTCCAAGCAAGTTCGCCCGGTCGAAACGGTTTCGCAGTCCGACACGAACACGACGCACGCAACGGACACGGCGCTTTCGCGTCGCGTCGGCGGCACCGGCGTCAGCGTCGGCACGATGGCTGAGCTTCGCACGGAGCTCGGCGCGGGCGCAGCGAGCGGCCTTGCGACGCTCGACTCCAGCGTCCTTGTCCCGGTCGCGCAGCTGCCCACGATGGTCGGAACGAGCGGCAGCTCGAACGGCACGCGCGGCACGGTCCCCACGCCGCAAGGCACTGGCACCGCGAGCACGAGTGACACGCTTCGGCCCCTGCGCGGCGATGGCACCTACGGCGGCGGCGCTTCGGGTGTCTCGTCGGCGTGGCTGAATCGCATCACCGACGAGAACGGTACGGTTCAGGTCCGCATCTCGAACACGGAGCGCCCCGACTACAAGGGCGACCCGTTCATGTCGACGATCCGCGCGCCGCGCTTCATTATCGGCAAGGCGTACGGCACGACGTTCGACACGGTCGGACTGCCGACGCCGACGGTAACGAGCCCCACCGCAGCGTCTTCGCAGGTGGACGCGACGGGGTCGTACGTCCGACTCACGAACAGCCCGTCGACCAACGCGATGGTGGCCGGCATTTCGACGACGGACACGAGCCGACGCGGCCTGACGCCCGAGTTCTACATCGTGTTTCGCACGGCGCTACTGCGCTCGCGCGCGTGGGTCGGACTGTTCGAGTCGGACCCGAGCGGCGGTACGGACCTGTTCAGCGGCAGCCTCCACGGCGTCGGGCTCTACTACGACCGTCGCGTCGGTGCGCCTGCGACGAGCAATCCGATTGCTGACGTCGCGGTCAACGGAACGTCCAAGACCTATACGCGCACGAACGGCTCTTTCATCGCCGACGGTTTCCGCGTTGGCCTGAAGGTGAAGTGGACTGGTTTCGCCAACGCTGTGAATAACCAGAACGGCGCGACGATCACGACGCTGACGGCAACCGTCATGACCGTGACCGAAAACGGCGCGACGATGACGAACGAATCCAGCGGCGCAAGCGTCAGCGCTACCGGGATCATCCAGACCGCTGGGCTCTCTGGCGTTGTCGTCAGCGCCTCGGCGACGACCTACACGCGCGCTAGCGGATCGTTCATCACCGAAGGGTTCCGCGTCGGCATGACGGTTACCTGGACTGGATTCGCGAACGCCGGAAACAACACGGGCGGCGCGATCACCGCGCTTACTGACACGGTCATGGAGTGCTCCGGCGGAGCCCTTGTCAACGAGTCGCCTGCCGGATCGGTCACCTGCGAAAGCAACAACTCGCCCGTCTGGCGCTTCGTCACGGCCAACGGCGGCGCGACGAGTGCGGACCAGACCGAAGTTGTTACGTCGATTCCTGCGGTCGCGAACACCTACCAAGTCTTCCGCATCCGCAACGTCAACACGAGCGAGTGGGAGTGCTCGAACTACGACACGGCAACGGGAACGTGGGTCAACGCTTCGACGATCACGACCACGTCGCCGGCTGCCGCGTCCGCGCTTCAAATCCACGCGAGCAATCGCAACATTGCCGGCTACACGGCGGCGGGCGTTTCGATCACGGTCGACGCCGCGGCTAAGACGTTCACGCGCGCCTCCGGCAGCTGGATCGCCGACGGGTTCCGACTTGGAACGGCAGCGGACGCGGTTTCGTTCTCGTCGTTCTCGAACGCCGGGAACAACCTGAGCACAGGCACCATCACCGCGCTGACGGACACGGTAATGACGATCGGCGGCGCGTCGGGGCTGGTCAACGAGGTTGGCGCGACTACGGCTGTCGCATCGTCCCCGGCGACGACGCTGGACGTGTCCCACATCGTCCTCAACCAGGAGTGACGCCGCGGTGACCATCTACAAGGTTCCGGTTCGGCGCTCGGACGGCTCGATTGCGCACGTCGCAGTCGACGGCGGCGACACGCTGACCGTCCTTGACTCGGACGGAACTACGGAGATCACGGTCGACTTCGACCCTACGGGACTGCCGCCCACCGCGCGCCCGTTTGTGCTCGACAGCGACGGCGTAACCCGCATCTATCTCGACTGGGCAGAGGCCGTCTACAGCATGGACCTAACCACACTCACGCGCGTCAAGAGCACGCTCGGCGGCTTTTCAACGAGCGCATACGATTCGCTAATCGGGCAGATCATCTCCGACGTGTCGAGCCGCTTCGAGCGCTACATGCGTCGGCAGGTGTTGAGGACTACCAACACAAAGACGTTTCCGCTGGCGCAGCTTTCGACGGTCGTAACGCTCGACGCCGCGCCCGTCTCGTCGATTACGTCGATCAAGTACGCATCGCACCCGAGCGACTTCGCTGGAACCACGGCGATGAGTTCGGACCTGTACGTCCTGGAGGACTCGGCGGCGGGCCTTGTGCGCTTCCTGATCGAGATGCCGCTGAACGATCGTCGGCGTCCCGGTTACGTCCAGGTTGTCTACGTCGGCGGTATGGCTGACGACACGGCCGACTTCGTCGCGACCTATCCAGACATCGCGCGCGCGGCCGACATCCAGTGCGCCTACGAATACAACCGGCGCAACACGCCGGGCGGAAACGTCACGAGTGACGCCGGCTCGACCGCGTTCGACGAAGCGCTCGGAATGCTGGAGAGCTCGAAGCAGGCGCTCGCCGGCCATCGACGGGTGTTCCTGCGGTGAACGTCAACGCGCGAGTGGTCGACGATGGACTGCGCCGGATGCTCGGGCGCTTGCCCACGATCGTGGAGCGCGAGCTTGTCATCGCGTCCAAGCGCATGGGCGAGGAGCACGTTACGTCGATGGCGCAGCGGATGCGCGGCGACGGCGCGGGCCTCGTCAAGACTCGCACGGGGTTCCTGCGCGACCGATTCACGACGGAGACGCGGCAGGTCGGCGGGATCGGCGGGATTCGCACGCGCGTTTTCGTGGCGGGAGTCAAGTACGCCGACATCCAAGAGCGCGGCGGCATCATTCGCCCGAAGGCCAAGAAGTTCCTGACCGTCCCGCTGGACGCGACCAAGACGGCGTCGGGAACGATCAAGGGCAAGTATGCCGGCGGCGCTGGAGCCTACCGCGCGAGCGGAGCGGACACGTTCGTCTTCAAGTCGAAGAAGGGCGGGCTGTTCATTGCGGAGCGCCAAGGCGCAGGCGGGAAGCTCGCGCTTCTATGGAAGCTCGTTACAAGCGTCCGCATCCACGGCAACCTCGGCTGGTATCGCACTTGGCGGGAGAACGCCAGCCAACGCCGGTCGATCCTTGACGCGACCGCGCGTCGCATCGTCCAGCAAGCGAGGGGCGCGTGAGCACGCTGGCGCTACCGCTGGGCTTCGACATCGAGACGCGCGACGCACAGCGCGCCTATCAGTCAAGCGCGGCTGACGGCGCGGTGCTTCGGCGTCGCGTGTCCGAGCGCAAGCTGCGGCGCTGGCGGCTCAACTGGCCCGTGGCCCCGCGCGGCGTCTACGAACTCGTGCGCGAGGCGTGGGACGAAAACGGCGCAGTGCTCGCGATGGACTGGACCGACCCCGACGGTAACGCCGTGCGCGTCCGGTTCGCCGAGCGGCCCGATCTGTCGCTGTCGACGTACATGCACGCCTCGATCGCGCTGGAACTTGAGGAGGTTCTCTAGCCATGCCGTACCCGACAGGGACGCCGGTTGACGAGGCCATCCTCGACAACGTCAAGACGACGCTCGAAGGCATCGCCACGCCGAACTACCGCTACACGATCGCGCGAGTCGAGCGTATTCGGCCTACGGGAATGCTTGAGTTCCGCGAGTTCCCGCTGCTCTTGATCGGCGTGCCAACGATCACGTGGCGCGACAACGTCTCAAACCGGCTGACCGGCGATATGCGGCTGACCATTCGCGGCGTTGTCCTCGACCGGGAATCCGGCTTCGAGAGCGTCAACTGGCTTGCCGCCGACGTGCGCAAGGCTTTATTGGCGGACACGACGCGCGGCGGGCTTGCCTGCTGGACGCGGATCGAGAGCCAAGAGGCTGCGCTAGGAGTTGAGGAGGGCGGCGCTAACCCAAGCGTCGACCTCACCGTGCTGATTCACTTCCGCCACCTGTACGACGACCCCAACACCGCCACCTAGCCATGTCTGGATCACTCACCAATCGGCTTGTTCTCGCCGCCAAGATTGAGGACGTCCCCGGCACGCTGGACACGGGCGTCTACAGCGCTGCGAACGCGAAGCATCAGCTCATTGATGCGCGCATGGCGTTCGACTTCCCGACGTTCGACCGGCGCATCAAGCGCGAGACGCTGACGCCTGTTCCCGGCCTGAGCGGTCGGCAGGACGCCACGCTGACGTTCTCGATCGAAGAGGCCGGCCACAGCTCGTCGACCGAGCCGACGTGGTCGAAGTTCATGAAGGCGTGCGGCTACCGAGTCGAGACGCTCTACAAGGTCACCATCGGCGCAGTGACCGGCGGGCCGTTCCGTCACGGCGAGACGATCACGCAGACCGGGACCAGCGCGACGGCAAAGGTGTTCATGGACACCTACACCGGAACGACGACGCTTTACGTCTACGACGTCGTCGGATCAGAAAACAACTCGGGCGTCTGGACGGGCGGAACGTCTGGCGCGACCGCGACTCCGAGCACGGACGCGAACACCGCGGCGGGTTTCGGCTGGCGTCCGGTTGACTTCGACACTGTCACGGTCACCTACAGCGGAACGGACCCCGCGGTTGGAGACGTCATCTCCGGCGGCACGTCGGGAGCGATTGGCGTTATCGAGTCGATCAACGCTACCGGCTCTGGCGGTACGGCGAAGATCCGCGTTCGCAACGCCAAGATCTACAGCTCAGGCGAGACGCTGACGGCCCTCCCGAGCACGTCAATCGGCACGGCTTCGGCCATCGCGCAGGAGGACATGCCGACGCTCACGTGCGCGCTGTACGAAGACGGCAAGCGCAAGACCGCAATCGGTATGCGCGGCACGTTCACGCTGTCGGCGCGCGTTGGCGAGCCCGTCACGATGGGCTTCGAGTTCCGCGGCGCGTTCGGCGCGATTGCGGACACGTCGCAGCTGACCGGCATCACCTACGAAGACGAGATCCCGCCGACGATGCTCGGCGCGTCCGTCGAACTGCGCACCGAAGGCACCGCGGGCAGTTACGCGGCGCGCTTCTCGGCCATCACGCTCAACGCGAACAACACGCTGGCTTCGCGCGATGACGCATCGGCGTCCAGCGGCGTGCGCGAGTACATGATCGTTGGCCGCTCGGGCTCTGGCAGCATCGACCCCGAGGCCGACCTCGAAGCGAGCTACCCGGCCATCACCAACTTCAAAGACAACAAGGTCGGCGCGCTCAAGTTCACGGTGGGCTCGACGCTGGGCAACCAGTTCGTCCATCAGGTGCCGGGCCTGCGCACGACGGGCGTGACTGTCGGAGACCGCAACGGCATCCGCACCGAAGAGCTTGCTTTCCAGATGACGGGCGGCTCGATGGCGAACGTGGGCGACTCCCCCAACGCGCGCAACGATCTGCTCATCGCCTACATCACCGCCTAGTACCCGCGGCACCGGAGGGCCGCAACGCATGGCAATCGCAGTCAACTACGCAAAGACGGTTCGCTACGTGGTCTCGCGCGAGCGCGCGCTTCCCAAGGAAAAGCAGACCGTCTACATCCTCAAGCCGCGTTCGATCGCAGGCGGCCGCGCGGTCGCTCAGGCGTTCAAGGAAAGCGGCTTCGATGCAATCATCGCGCAGCTTCGCTACACGCTCGCCGGCTGGGAAAACCTGCTCGAAGCGAACGGGCATCCGGCCGAGTTCAAAAAGGACCAGGCCGGCCTCGCGACGGAAGAGACTCTGTCGCGCATCCCCGAGAAGGACCGCGAGGAACTCGCCTTCTCGCCGGAGATCGAGCGCGCGCTGTCCGAGGCCGACGTGGGAAACTAAGGGCGGTCGCGCGTGGGCTTTGGGACGACACTGTCAAGCCTCGCTGCCCGAGCTGCCACCGTGACCCGGCGCTCAGGGAAGAGTGGGGCTGCGACAAGCCTGCGCCGCGGCCGGTCCTTCGGATCACTTGCTCAAAGTGCCACGGCTCCTCGCGTGACTGCGAAGCCTGCGACGGCAAGGGCTTCGAGTTCTTGCGCCGCTGCCCGAACAGCCATGCGAGCGATGACGTGGCGGAAGCGCTATCTAGCTACCACATGCTCGAAAGCGGAATCCTGCCGAACGCTGGCGGATGGTCGGACCAGCCGGAGCTTTTCGCGCGCGCGTGTGACGTCATCAACGCCGAGCGATCGACAATCGAACGAGAGCGCCGCAAGCGCGAGGAAGCGATGAAGCGTGGCTGACGAAAAACTCATCATCGACGTATCCGTCCGCGACGAGCTGACGCCTGCGCTGCAAAAGGCCGACAAGGCTGTCGGCAACTTCGCTACGACGGCGAAGGCGGGGTTTGACCGGGTCGACGATTCGGCGTCGAAGCTCTCGGCTGGCGTGTCGAACGCCGGGGCGAGCATCGACGCGACGAAAAAGAAGGCGATCGACTTTGCCGACGTTGCGCAAAAGAAGTTTGAGGCGCTCGGCAAGGCCGCTATCGGCATCTTTGCGGCCGACGTCGTGGCAAAGGTCGCCGGGTTCTCGTCGGCGTTGGACCTCGTCAGTAAGGCGGCGGAGGCGGCAGCCGAGGCTCTTCGCGACGCGCTTGGAATTACGGCTTACGAGGAAAAGCTGATTCGTGAGCAGGAAGTCCTCAAGCAGACCGCCGCGGGTTGGGACGCACTGCGCCGGGCGCGCGAGGCCGCCGAGCAGGCATCCCGCGGGCCGGGGATAGACATTCCAGCCCTGCGACTGGGGACTGGTTCTCTTACGATCCCGCAGAACTTCATTTCAACGCAAGGGCTTTCGCCTGACCAAGAGGCGCAGGTCATCGGGCGGGCCGATTCGCTCCGCGTACTCGTCGAAGCGCTTGCGGCCGAGGGCCGCCAACGCCTGTCGTTCACGAAAGATCCACGGACTGGCGCTGTCAGTCGCGCCGAAGATCCTGTGGCCGTCACGGACGACTTGCGCAATCGGCTGCAAAGTGCCGCACGCGAGGTCGAAATCTTTGCCGAGAACCTTCGATTCTCCAACTACATCGCGGAGCGTGAGGCGGAGATCCAGCGCGGAATTCAACAGCAAGCGCTACAGCGGCTGCGCACCGGAGAACAGTTCGGCCCGCCCGCGCCCGAGTTCTTCGAGATCCCGCGCGGCTTCGAGTTCATTCCCAGCGGTTCCGGCGGCTCCGGCTCGTCGCGCGGCTCCGGCTCCACCTTCAGCGCCGAGTTCAACGCAGCCAACGCGCGTCGCCGTGCTGTCGCCGGCCGTGTCGCACAGAATCGCCGCCGCGAGCAATCGCAGTTCCTGCCGCTGGAGTTCACCGAGGCCGTTCAGCAAACGCAGCAAATCGCCAGTTTCGCCGAGCAGGCCGCACAGTCCTTCGACAACCTCGGCAACGCGATCCGTAGCAGCATCGGCGACCAAGTCGTCCTCGGCAGCTTCAACGCGCTCTCCAACTTCTTCGCGCAGGCGATCCAGGGGCAAGCGACGTTGCGCGACCTTGGGCGCTCGTTCGTCCAGCTCGGCGCGCAGATCCTTGCGCAACAAGCGGCGCTGCGCGTGCTCGGCTTCTTTGGCTTCGGTGGGGCTGCGGCCGGCGCTGGCGTCGGCGCGGCCGGCGGGGCTGGCGTTGCGGCTGGCGGCGCGGCGGGCTCCATCTCGCTGGGTAGCGGCGGCTTCTCAACGCTCGGCATCCAAGGCGGCGGGCAATCCTTCGCGGCCTCGCGCGGCGCAGGAATCCAAGTCTCGCTGAGCGTCACGTCGCTCGATCCTCGCGGCGCGGCCGACGTGGTCCTGTCGCAGATGCCCGTGATTCAGCGCGCGCTTGCGTCCAGCATCAGCAACGGCAGCAGCCGGGCCCTTCGCGTCGCGGTCGGAAACGCCTAGGCATGACGCACGTCTGGCCTACCTCGGATGACTTCGCCGCGGGCTCTACGGCCTACGGCGACTGGCCGTCCGCGTACTTGAAGGCCGCGTGGTGGAGCGCCGCGAGCTTCGCGCATCCCGTTTCGTCCAGCTACACGAGCACCGTCAACGCTTCGGACTTGACGGATGCGTTCTCCAAGACGCAGGGTGCGGACGCGAGCTCGGCGACGCCTAGCACCGACCCGTCTGGATACCTCTGGCGTCAGCTCGAATCGAACGCCGAAGGCACCGTGCGTATGGCGTTCAACGTGCGCGTTCTCACCGGCGTTCCGCTCGTGAACAACGGAATGACGATCGGCATGGTGTGCGCCCGCGTGTCGGGCTCGACGTACACGAGCGCGACCAACTCG